ACCCACGTTACGCAGCACAGCACACGCGAAACTTTGCAATATCGGCACACCTAGGTTAAGAATGAGTTCGCAGAGCCCAATTGCTTTCAAAACCTTGATGCGGTAATTCGGATCCTGCCAATGACGGATCCCTGCGGTTGACTTACTGATGACTGCCTTATAGTCCCGGACAAACTTAAACCGGGCGTCCGCATACTCTACAACAGACGACTTACAGAATTTCACCGCAAAAAGAGAATAGGCTACATTCTCTACCTTCATTCGCATCCCGTATTCCAAGAAATGAGGAATAACGGACTTTATGACACGATCCAGGTCTTCTTCCTCGATTATCAACAAACAATCGTCACCGTCGTCTAACACATCCCAAGTGGGAAGCGCTAGGTACTCCATGTAGGCCGTCACCATGATCAACATCAACAGACAGTTTCCAAGTGCGGTGTTCATGTCACCACTCATGCGGCGACCCTGAACGATGTACTTGAGACCCAATCTGGATTTGACCACGTTGACGAGCTGCATTGCCAAAAGGCGCCGAAAGAACGGATGAGGTTGCACTTGCGTGTAAACCCCATGCTCTATCTTAAGGAGAGCGGTACTGACGTGCATGTCGAAACGGGAAGCATCAAGAGAGACAACCACTGGCGACCGGAAGTGGGAACGCTTCTTACGAAGTAGTTCCGCCCGTTGTGCTTGATTGAGTCCCTTGGCTATGTTGCGAGAGTGCGGCACACCCTTACTAAACAGCTCCATCCCATATATGTGATGCTCAATCGGCTGCAGAAACTGCGCGAGCGCAACACAATACACGGGACTACGGAACTGGATAGCCCTAGGATCCGGATTTTCCCTCGCATGGATGTCAAACCTCTCGGCCTTAACAAACATGGTGCACATCGCGTCGAAACTACGAACGCCATATGCTAGGTACCTCATCGCTGCAGAAAAATATCGCGCGGCTTTCGCCCCACTATATCTCTCAGGCATCGCAAACAAGTCTTGCTGTGGACAAAACGGAATTTGCTCTGCGACCCTAGACGCCACACCCTCCAACCTAGCTATGCCCGGCTGAGAAGGCTTTGGCACCACGCCTATAACACGCCCGCGAACAGCTTGCTCTTGGTTGTGACTACAGTCATGGTGCGCAACAGGTTGAAACACCCCCGGGATTTGGGGTGAAGTGACCCGTACCAAACACTTTTTGTGTTGATCGTGATGGACAATCGGCAGTCGCAAAATACTGCAGCCCTCGTCTATGGGCCCATTTGCGCAATCTCCGACGCAAATCCCGT